GAAACTCGCAGAAGAGTAAACAATAAGAAAGGGGTCTCACGACCCCTTTTTTTTTAGCCTCCCCTTAGTCTGGGGTTGTCTGCATTTTTAAGTCTCTTATTGACATATTGTGATGACTTCTTATACTTCATAACTTCTTGCATATCTGATACCACACGATCTAGAAATGCTGGTCTTATGACTTGTATTCTTCTTTTGGCATCATTTATATCTAATTCATACATGTAGTTTGATACTGGGAATATATTGCTGTGAATAATAGTATTGCCATTGGCATCTTTTACAGTTCCAGCATTGTCAACAGTTGATGTCTCATTTAGAGATATACCACTATATGAAACTGTTGTCTCTCTCACAGGGTTTCTTTCCAAATAACTCATGTTGAAATTAGAATCAACTCTCAATCCTCTAGGCACAACTAGTCTACCATTATCATCTGTTAATATTTTAGTTTCATAGTGATGTATCTCTGCTAATTTTTCGTCACTACCATATTTGTCAAGAATATAATTTCTAAAATCATTTTCCGTGAGAGGCCATTGATCTCTTATCTTTGTAATATTATTCGCTATCAATACAACCCAATCAAATCTAGGATCTCCATACAATTTCTGTGCCACTTGTTCTGGTCTTCCGTCACCTATGATTGTATAGTCATCAAAACCTGTGACAACATTCATCATATCATCACGGATCTTAGCTCTTCTAAAAATGTTTTTAACTTTTATAAATTCATCATTAGAACTCCTGTCGGTAGATCTAGAAACGTAATTTATATTTGGTAGATAAGAAAAATATCCTTGCATTTTAGTATCCTACGTCAGCTGTGTAAGGTGAATCTTGTCTTATAATACTTATAGGCATCAAATCTCCTATTGAATTACTATCACTCTTATCAAATGCCCTGCCTGGTACTATATTAGGACTATAATCTGTGTTGTATATAGGTTCTAATTCATTAAATTTGAGTGACATCTGCACAGCGACAGGTTGACCGCCTTGATATGCCATCCACATTCCCTCTGGAGTGTAGTTGAGATTTATATCAGTTAAAGCACATGGTTTAAATTTATTGACACCAAGAATATCTTTATTACCAGCAGTAATATATCTTAGTCTGAATATGTTTGGAGTTCCCAAGAAGTAAGTAGGACCACCAGCCTGTCCAGTTCCAGCTGCATCTGCACCATCTTTTCCCGACAAGAGTTTCTTTAACTTTCTAGGAGCAGACCATTGTTTTAAAGCACGAATTATCATTCTTACCTGTGCTGCTTCTCTTATATCTCTTGGACTCATTACCCAGTTAAATTCAAATGATCGTAAGGACACACCAGCAAATAGTAATTCTGTATTTGCATTGGCAATCACACCAGCAGTTCTACTAAGTATAGTATCTGCACTTACATCATATCCCATATCACCAACTAATTGACTGATCTCGTTTGCGAATAATTCTTGCCTACCAGATTGTTGAGTTGAACTTCTAAGAGTTGCCATAGTATTTTTAAGGAACGCTTGGAATCCATTGAGTCCAAGTTTACCCGCTATGATTTGTGATATACCATTACTCATAGACGCTCTTACAGCATCTAATGCTTGGGTGTTTATATTATCTTCTTCCCATTTTCTTGCATTGCCATCTATCATATTATTAGGCATAGGCAACATGAGACCAGCGCCCAACTTCTTTCTATATGGTGATGATCTTTGAGTTCCATATGCTGATGCTATGTTATCAGGGTCAGTTGCAGTAGCGTAAGGAGCTTGATATGAATAACATGTTATAGAAAAACGATCCTGTTGGTCAGACATATCCATTGGATATTTTACAGTGGTGTGGAACATTATATCTTCTTCATTATCATAATTCTCTGCACCTTTTACTAAAGCACTAGTTGCACCAGTGGGTAATTCTAGATCATTTTCTGAATCTAATTTTTCTTGTAGACTTCTAATCTTTTTAGTTAGTGAGTTTCTGTCTTTATTATTTGTTGATTGAGCCAACTCTGCTTCAAGTCGATTTATTTCTCTTGTGATTTCAGTTGAATATTCTGATATTTTTGTATATGATGGCACAGGATCACCAACTGCATTGGCATGATTCAATGTTGAATCTTTGAGTTGTTGGTTTATAACGCCCGTATATATTGTGCTTTCAGCTGTAGATGGTGGGAACACTCCTGTCTCTGATTGCAATCCATCTATGGTTACATTTGTTTTTCTACCCCTACTATTGACATTTGGTTCTGTTATTTTACTTTTATCCCAGACTCCGTTTGTATATATTGGTTCTGCTTCTGGTAATACTTTTCCACTTGAGTCAACAGGAAGGATCGTAGTATTTCCGTCTTTGTAGAAAGTTTTATATTCTTGCACCCTCCCCTTTACTGTTTGCTTAATGACAGTATCAGTTTTTATTTCTACTCCATATTCGGATACGTTGTTTGGAAATGTCATTTCTTCCAGTTAAAAGCTCTTGTCTTTGGATATCTCATACCATTTTGTTGTATGAATTGTTCTGTAGGGAATTTAGAAATTTCTCCCCAATCTTCTGATCTTGGAACTTTTTGTAAGTTTCCGATACCAGAATACAGATATTTGTGTATAGTATTTTTAGGCACAGATGCCCCGCCGCCGCTATTTAGTAAGCTCGATGCAACGGAATCACGATAATCTGGATTTACATAGTGTAAATTACATCCAAGAAACCCATCTCGATAGAAAGTAAGTGCTACTGCGAGTGGTTGAGTATCCCAAAACTCGTATCTTTCTGGGAAAGATGGACTATATGAGAAGAAAAATAAATCACCAACAGATATTCCTCCAGTATCTTGTGTACTGACATCTATATTCTGCACCTCCGATAGGGCATTAGATAGTGCATTAATATACCATGCACCATTTCTTCTAGTACCGAGGGCTTGTTCTTTAATATCTTCTGCGATCATGTGAAATACCTAAATCGTCTTCGGTCATGATCTTAAATTCATACTTTCTATCAGCACAGTATTGTTCTGCTGCTTCCCACTTCGCTTGATTAATAACCCATGTCTGTACATCATGAGCCCATGCCTTAGTTCTCCTCTTTGGGTTCTTTGGTGGGGCTTTACATTGTTTCTTTGGTTTAACTTCAATCACTACAGACCTCTTTTTACCGTTTGTATCTTGATATTTAATAAAGAAATCAGGAAAATATCTATGTATCTTTCTATCTAAAGGATTTTTATACGGTATGAAAAATTCCTCTGATTGCCATTGACTTATATTCTCTGTTAAATCGCAATATTCCATGAACTTTTTCTCCCAAAGAGAACGATAAATGATCTGGGTGGGATCGCCTTTATACTTTTTTATATGTTTTGGTTTAAATTTACCCTTATAAGCCATATACATAGTATGGTAAGTCATAACTTTATTTAGATGGCAATAGATAGACAGACGAATAAGAATTATTTTCAGAAGATAAGACCATTTAATGCAGGCACTACACCTGATACTATTGAGAGGGGTCAATTTGACCTCGCATTTCAAGAAGATTTCCAAACTGCACTAGGGGCGCCATCTCTTTCTAGCTTTTATATTGTTAATTTAGATTTAGCAATGGGACAAAGTAATTCAGAGAATTCTGAAGAGAGTTTAGAAAATTGGTTGGCATCGTGCGGAGTAATGGATAATCCAGCTGGTATTCGTAGGTATTCTTTGTTAGCAACAGAAGCAATATTGCCTGGAACAGCGATGTCCACTTTAACCGAACAGGGGAGTAGACAAGGTATAACTGAAAGATTTGCTACACAGAGGGCATATAATGATATTGCTATAACTTACTATATTCCATCGGATTATACTTCTTTGAGATTATTCCAAGAGTGGATTAATTTCATGAACCCACTATACTACAAAGCTGGTTTTACTGGATCAGGTGCTAACGATGTAAGACTTACTGAAGGATATGTATCTGGATACCCAAATGCAACCGATTCAAATTCTTTCCATAGATTCAGATATCCAAATGAATACAAGAAAAGTTTAACCATTACTAAATTTGAAAGGAATGTGGGTGCAACCCAATCTCAATTAAACACTTATACTACCACCCCAAAAGAAGAACAGGGTAATGACAATCCATTCGTACGAATATTAAGTGATGAAGAACGATTCCAAATGAATAAGAAGTATGGTGCGTTCGACCCACAAGCGATAAGTTATAAATTTATAAATGCTTTTCCTACATCTATACAGGATGTAGCGTTAACTTATCAGAACTCAACAGTTTTACAAGTAACAGTAGAATTTGCTTATGACAGATATATCATAGTAACTAACCAATCAAAAGTTGGCAATACCCAAACAGATCGCAGTGATCCAGCAAATGCTGATGCTGGTGCTCAAGGTGAAGTGCTTAGTGATGGTAGTAATAAGTTGAATATTAAAATTGCAAATACTGCTCCAGCTGGCCAAGAAAATGGTCCTATGGCGAGTGATATGAAACTCAAAGAAAATATCATTAAGGTAGGTAACTCACCATCTGGTATCAATGTTTATGAATGGAATTACATTGGTAAATCACAGAGATATCGTGGAGTGTTGGCACAAGAACTTCTTGAGTCACATCCAGAAGCAGTTGCTATGTGTCCAAATGGATTCTTAGGAGTCTATTATGGTAGAATAGATGTTAAAATGGAGGCCGTAAAACCTCTCTAAATAATAAAGAATAATTACTTATTATGCCTTTACCCAAGATTACAACCTCTGAGCATGAATTGGTATTACCTTCAAACGGAAAGACTGTAAAGTACAGACCGTTTTTGGTAAAAGAAGAAAAGATACTCATACTTGCTTTAGAAAGTGGAAACCAAAAAGAGATCACTAACGCAGTTAAACAGGTCATAAAAGCCTGTGTAATTACGAGAGGGATCAAGGTAGAACAACTCCCTGCCTTTGATATTGAATATTTGTTTTTAAATATTCGAGGAAAGTCTGTTGGTGAATCAATAGACCTAATTGTCACATGTGGAGATGATGGAGAGACTGAGGTTTCAGTCAATGTTCCTATTAATGATATAGAAGTCATTACATCAGAGGAACATACTACAGATATTGAAATTGGCGATGGATACACTGTTAAGATGAAGTACCCTTCTCTTACTCAGTTTATTGAAAACAATTTTACAGATGATAAGGACGCTGTTGAGCAGTCATTTAGTATTATATCATCATGTATTGACATGGTATATAATGAGAAAGATATGTTCTCAGCAACTGAGTGTACTAAAAAAGAACTCAAAGAATGGGTCGAATCATTGACATCAGCACAGTTTGCAAAGATTGAAAAGTTCTTTGAAACTATGCCCAAACTACAACATACTTTAAAAGTAGTCAATCCTAACACCAAGAAAGAAAACACTGTAATACTAGAGGGGCTAACGGATTTTTTCGCCTAGGTATGTCTCATATGAATCTTGAGACATACTTCCGAATCAATTTTGCTCTCATGCAGTTCCATAAATATTCTCTAGCAGAAATTGAGAATATGCCGCCTTGGGAAAGGGACATCTATGTTGGATTACTAAGACTTCACATTGAAGAAGAAAACCTAAAACAAAAAGCTAGAGAAGCATCAATCAAAAATGGCTAAATTGGGATCTATCTTAAAAAATGTCGGGAAGGCAACGAAGAAGATTAATCCTGGCAAATTTTTAAAGGGAAAAAAAGAAGGTCTATTAAAAAGTGTCAAGGGTGGAGTAAAAGGTCTACAACAGACTAAGGTAAAGGGAAAGAACTCTCTCTTAAATGTTAAGAGTCTAGAACCTATAAGACCAGATTTAAAACAGGGTGGTGTAAGGAAAGTAAGGAGACTTGTAGAGAATAGAGTCCAGACTCTTGTTCCTAAACTCGCTAAGTCAGTAACCTCAAAGGTAAATGAATTTGATCCTAATGCTCTTCTAGGAAAAATATTTGATGGTGGATTGAATTCGTTAAACAGTTTTGCTTCTGGTTTAGGTGGGTTAAAAGGATCTCTACAGAAGAACTTGGAGTTCTTGAAGGAAGCTAAGGGTATAATTGTTGACTTAATTAATAAAATGGCGAAAGCCAAACCCAGAAGTAGTGGAGGATTCTTTAAAGGCCTTATAAAGAATATTGCAAAGGTTGGATTGTTGGCAATGGCACTCAAGGCAGCACCAGCAGCGATGGGTGTTGCTGCAGTCGGTGGTAAAATAGCTTTAGGTGCTGGTGTTCTTGCTGCTGGTGGTATGCTTGCAGGGAAAGCCTTTGGGGCAGTAAAAAGAGGACTTGAAAAGAAAAAACAAGGTGCAGATAAGATAGATGGAGATAAATTCAATGAGATTATAGACAAGTTCCAAAGTGAACTTAATATGATATCTATGAATAGACGTAGGCGAAAAGATGAAAAACCAGATAAGGATGAACAAGAAGAAGTAAAGAAAGATGAAACAGATCCAACTACTGATACAACTGAATCTAAGGTAGAACCACAAGAAGAGGTTATGGGTGGATCTCCCAACGCCATATTGAAGATAGAAGAGGGTGGTAAGATGATTATCACTCCAACTCAGGGGGGAGAAGAGAAACCTGATGATAAGGGAGGAAAAGAATCAACAACAAAACCAGCTGAAGAAAAAGAAAAACCACAGGGACTAAAGAGAGTCGCTGCTGGGTTCATGGACTTTGCTACAGGAAATATGTTTGATTTTGATTCTCGTGGGTCAAGTGTAGATGGTCTCAAGAGATTTCTTAAGGGAGATAAGGGAGAGTCTGGTGATAAAGGAAACAGAGGTGCCTTAGGATCTAAAGGAGACTCACCAAGAAGATCAGCATTTAGAAAAAAGAAAGAAGAGATCAAAAATTATAAAAAGTTTGGTGGAACTGGTAATGAAATTACAATAGGAAACATAACTTATGTACCTGGCGATAAGGGATATGAGGATGCCTTCAATTCAGTTACTGATGCAACATCTAAATCAGGTACGATAACCCCTCTTAGTGATGTAAAACCAGCACCATCCGATGCTGATGGGGCGCTAGAAGTATCTAAGGATATTGCTCAACCAGCCATACAACCCTCTGGAAAAAGTGGTGGGGCAGAGGGTGGAATACTTCCTGTTCCCATACCAGCACAGGATAAGAAAAGAAGAGCTGGTCAAAGTCCTATACAGAGAACACAGAATGCTACAAAGAATGTAGTTCCCATTCTTCCAGCTATTGATATGAGTAACATTCATATTCAATATTCTAGATCCGTGTTTAACATAATAGATGCAATGTAATGAGTAAAGCAGCAATCGCCACAGTCAAAAAGAAAGCTCAGGGTGCTGTAGATAAGGCAGAGAGTGTCATATCAAGGTTTTCTCGTTTCATGGGAAGCACTAGTAAAAACATTACTGGTGACATACCAAGTCAGTCTACGTTAAAGAAAGCAAGAAAGTTTGCAAGAACTTTTCAAGGCGGTAAGAGTAAAAAGTTTGGTAAACTTATACTTGGTAGTGCTTTGCTTCTTCCTGTAGTTTTAGGTGGTGCAATGGGTAGAGCAAAAGCATCATCATCAACAGATGTTCTCAACCAACAATATGGTGGTGATGAGAAGGCTATGAAAGAGGATTTAAAAGCAGAGAGGTCAAAGGTAGATGATGGATTGAAGAAAGTTAATGAAAATGCAGATGACAACAAAGAGGCGACAACAAAACAAGAATCGGAACTGGGCACAAAGAAGAAAGAAGATCCAGAACAACTAAAACCAAAAGCAGAAGAGGGCGAAGGTGAGGAGGAGAAACCTGACAACAAAAAATTTATTGCTAGAAAGAAAAGGGGAATGGATGTTAATGCCTTTGAAGAGGCTGTTGATAAGTTTATCTTTTTATCTAAACAAGGTAAGTTGTTTGGAGGAGGACCTAATATAGTACAAAAAATATGGAACTTCATAACAGACACTACTGATAAAGTTATAGAAAAAACAAAAGAGATTGCATCTGCTATTAATAATTCTGATGCAGTAAATGCCGTTAGGGATTTTGTTGGTGCCGAGAAGGATGATGGATACTTGGGACCTAAATGGATGAAAATAAAGAATCCTTTTGCAAACAAGAAAGATGAGGAGATTACAGAACAACTTACAGATGGTGCTGTTGATGAAGAAGGTAAAACAGTTCCAGTTCATTTAACTAAAGCTACACCAACTGAAACAATGATGGGTGATAAGGTAGAACCTAAATCAGAAATGACTTATGATCTACCTCCAGAAGTTGCAGGGGATGAAAAGTTCATGTCAGGTATAGCTGATTTGTCTGAGAAGTACAATATTCCACAGAATGATATCCTCGCTATGATGGACTTTGAAACTGGTGGTACATTTGATCCAGCACAGAAGAACTTAGGTCCTGATGGTACGCCAGAAACAGGATCGGGCGCTACTGGTTTGATACAGTTCACGCCTAAGACTGCTGAGGGATTGGGAACTAGCACAGAAGACTTATCTAAGATGTCTAGATCAGAACAGTTAGAATATGTTGATAAACATTTTGAAACTAATTTGAAAGGTCGTTTAGGTGATGAGGGTGGAGATATATCTGATCTATACATGAGTGTATTATTCCCTGTTGCCGTGGGTAAACCAGATGACTTTGTTCTCTTTGGTAAGGGTGCAATTAATGAGAAGTTTGAAGGAAGATACGAAGCAAATAAAGGTTTAGATGCAAATAATGATGGTAGTATAACTAAGGTAGAAGCTGCTGCAAAGGTTATTCAGTTAAGAGATAAAAATGCGAAGAGTGATGTGTCATCTGTTGAAACTTCTTCCGTTGATAAGATGACAATACCTTCACAATATATGGATTATGATTCTCCAATGGGAGGAGATGGAGGGTCAGAGGCGATTGTGATGATACCTCCTAATGTTGAAAAACCACAAATGCCACCACAACAAGCATTTCAACCCAGTGGTTCTGGTATGCAAGATGTTATATTCTTACCAGCAGATACAAACGGTATGATCTCTCAGTTAACAATTCAAAGTTTAGGTGCTAGTTAATGTCATCAATTTTAAAAACACAATTTAAAAAAGTCATAATCACGCCTGAACAAGAGATTGTTTTCAAAAAGGGTGGATCAGATGATGGATCTAAGAATACTACTGATGCACTTGATATTACACCAGCAGTTGTAGCATTTGATTATTATGAGGATCTGTTATCGCCATCTATAACAGTTAATTTAAAAATATCTAATACTTCTGGTTTATACAGTTTAGTTCCTATCAGAGGTTATGAAAGAATAGATCTTGTAATAGGAACTGCTTATGGTGATATAACTTTTGGAGATGAGGACAAGAATCCTTTATATGTTATTGGAATTGAAGGCCTGACACAGACAGAAGGACAGGAGATATTCACTTTAAAGTGTTCTACTTTAGAAAATTTAAAGAATGAAACTTCTCGATGTCAAGTTAGATATCCAAGAGTTCCCATCAGCACACATGTACAGACTATCTTAGAGGAAGTCCTTCAAGTAGATCCTGATAGAATAGTAGAGGTTGAGGACACAGTAACTTCATATGGATTCATAGGAAATAATAGAAAACCTTTTCATACTCTTACATGGTTATGCCCCAAGGCGATTCCCAGTACAGCTGGAGTCAAGGGAACTGCTGGAGGTGAAGCAAAGGGAACTGCTGGATATGTATTTTATGAAGATTACAAAGGGTTTCACTTTAGATCTGTTGATAGATTAGTTGATGCAACACAGGTAGAATATCCAACAGATAGTAAAGAATTAAAAGAAAGAGGTGTAGAAACATACACATATTCAAGCACTATCAGTAGATCTGGAAGTGAGAATGAAAAACAAATAATTTCACATTACACAGATAAAACTACAAATTTACAGAAAAATTTAAGAGTTGGAATGTATGGTAACTTGACATATTTTTATAATCCATTAACATGGAAAGCAGATGCGTATTTGTTTAATCTAAAGGACGAAATTGGTGATAACATAAAGACTGCTGGTGACAATGTTCCCATACCACAAGGGGATATTTCCAAATTTGCTTCAAGAGTTTTGGTAAGAGTAGGAGACACAGGAATGTGGGATCCAGAATTAACAAAAGTTGATGATGAAGTTGTAGATTCGGGGAGAGACAACACCGACATGGCAAAATCTTTCTCTAGATATTCATTGCTCTTCCAACAGTCACTAAATATAGTTATACCATGTAACATCAGCCTAAGGGTTGGTAGAGTGATAAAGATTGTTTTTCCCTCTGTAGGACCTGAGGAATCAGGTGGAAGAGGAAGTAAAACAGTTGACACAGAACTCAGTGGATTTTATCTCATTAGAGCTTTAAGACACCACTTTGAGTTGAATGAAGGGACAAATACAACATCCCTAAATCTCATACGAGATTCATATGGAATACAATAGGAGAAACTATGGAATCAATAGAAAAACACATCGAAAAAGATAAAAAGATTGTAGAAGATCCCCTAGCAAGCCCTGCAGCACGCAGACATGCTAAGGAAGAACTACATGAACTAGAAGTATATGCAGATCATCATAAAGAGGAGATCGAAGCAGGGGATCATCATGACCCTAATGCACTAGAACTATTCTGTGATATGCACCCAGACGAACCAGAGTGCTTGGTGTATGACGACTAATGCTGGACAGTGCCTTATTAAAGACCAACTTTGTTGGACGAGATGGATTCGTATGGTGGATTGGCCGAGTCGCCGATTCAGATGTTTGGCGTAACGAAGCCACCGATACGGATGCTGGATGGGCATACAGATGTAAAGTTAGAATAATAGGATATCACCCCTTTGACGAGGAGGTTCTTCCTGAGAGTGATTTGCCTTGGGCTCATGTTCTGGTGGATGCAACTTCTGGGTCTGGACAGGGTTGCTATGGCGAGAGTTCAAGAATGGTTGGAGGAGAAACTGTTTTTGGTTTCTTTATGGATGGTGAGGAAGCTCAAAACCCAGTTGTATTTGGTGCATTAGCAAGACAAAACAATAAGTCTGGATATGGTCCTACTAATTCAGATGTTGAAAGTATTTCTGCTACAGAGGCAAATGCTTTTGGGGTTGTTAGTGGTAGAAAAATAGGTGGGCCAACAACAATGCCTGCAAGTAAGAATCAAGAAATTGGAAATAAAGATAAGGATACTAGTCAAACAAAATTAAATGCTGAAAATAAAGTTGGTGAGGAAACAAACGGCGAAAAGAAGGGCGAACTAGAGGGTGGTGGAGAAGGGGTAAGTAAAGAAAGAAAAATTGATCAGACTTTCAGTAATGTACAAACAGGCCCACATAAACTCAACAATGGTTGTAAGGACGATGCTGTAGGAGATATAGCACATGAGATAGGTAGTTTTCTAACCACAGTCAACTCTTTGAGTGAGTTTGCTGGAGAATGGATTGATGTAGCAGAGAATACAATAAAAGATATTAGGAAATTAACTAATAAGGTAGCTAGGTTGATAAGTGCTGCAATGAAGAAGATCATGAACCTTATTAGAGAAAAGGTCATGAATTTTATATCAAAACAATTCAGAAATCTACAAGCACTAATCATTCCAGAACCACAAAAGCCATTCATCTCCAAGGCTGTACAAAAGATTCTGGACATAATTTTCTGTTTGTTTGATACTGGTTTCAACGATCTGTTCGACCTGATAAAAGATATGTTGATCGATATGATTGGTAAAGCGATAAATCCAACAGTTTGCGCTATTGAACAGGCAGTGGCAAACCTTTTGGCAGCTGTATATGACAAAGTGAATAAAATGCTCGAACCAATACTATCAGGATTAGATTGGTTACTTGGGTCATTAGGCAAGATCGCTGGTTTGTTTGGTAAGATAAGCAGTTATGTTGATATGTTATTATCATTCCTATCATGTACTGGATTAACATGTAAGGAGTATGATGATTGGACACAATCTGGAGGAAAATCCAAATTACCATCCCCTGACATGGAAAGTGTACTAGACAATGTAGAAATATTCCAGAAATTAGACCAGTTTGCTGATACATCTGGTTTCTCAGGTGACAATGAATCTGGTTCGGGAGTTTACGATGCAAGAGCAAGATTCTCTCTTCTTAGTATGATGGGTGGAGGAGCTGTAGAGTTCTTTGATTGTAATAATAAAACTAATAATCCTCAGACTCAGGATGATTTGGCCATGTCAGTTCCGCCAGGCTTTACTTGGAGTGAGTGTATCCCCCCAAAAGTAGAGGTTCTCGGAAATGGAACAAAGACCGCAGTTTTAATTCCTATCGTTTCCTCAGTAGATGGAAGTATACTAACACTAGAGATCATAGAACCAGGCAAAAATTATACTGATGTACCAACAATCTCGATTATTGATAAGACTAGACATGGTGGTGGAGCAAGAGCGAAAGCGATCATAGATGATGAAGGTAAAGTTGTAGATGTGTATATGATATCGCCTGGATTTGGATATTGTACATCAACGAATGTAATTCCTCCAAAATACCCTGTTACAGAGGATACTGATGAAGAAAATCCATTTATAACATTCACAACTCCAGCTGATGATGCGGTTGGTGTAGAAACATCTGTATCTCTTTCGGTTACTTTCAATGAACCAATCGTCAAAGGAAAGGGAGAGGTAGTCATAACAGAATCACTAACCAACGTTGTTCATGAAAGGATTAATATAAAGAGTAATAGAATAGAATTTTTATCAGATAGAATCATTAGAATAGACCCTAAGAACGATCTAAGAGGCGGTACTGATTATTTTATTACAATGTCGGAAGGATCATTCTTAGACATGGCAGATAACCAGTTCGCTGGTATAGGAAGAACAGATACTTATAACTTTACCACTAAGGGAGTTTCTGGAATAGGAAGTGAAGCAGTTGGTATTGTTACCACTTTGATTCCATACAGGCCTGGGATTGGATATACGTCAGGAGACAATGGACAAGTTGGTGCATGTACATTCGATTTAGTTCTAACTCCAGCTGGATCTATCGCTGGAATCAATAATATAAATTGTCAAGATAAACATAAAGTCGTACCAGATGTCACGATAAACACAAGAACTGGATTGGGAGCGGAGTTACTTCCTGTTATATCCTATAGTCCTGACTTTGTTTCTGATAGTGGAACTGCTCCAACTATTGATGGTGGATTCGGCGGTGGTAGGACAGGAATACCTACACCAGATAGTGCTAGAGCTGGTGGAAATCTTTATATTAAAGTTATAGATTGTGTATATGGTTTAGGTAAGACGCAAGTTGGTTGGGTCAATGGTAATCCCTACTATGGTGACTTCCACGTTCACCCATCAACAGGTGTTAGAATGGTAGGAAAAGTTCATATAAATGAGCCTCATGCTGTAATATATAACACGAAGGAAGAGAGTCTAGGACAACCAGCGCCAGTAACCTATACTCAACCTAGAACAACCAATACTCAGACCCCACAAGCCAATGTTTCCGACTCCACTGTCACAAGTGAAACTAACACAAGTGATACTAGTTCAACTTCAACAAGCACTCCAACAACTCCAACAACAACGCAGACAACTACAGAAACCAGTAGTACACCTCCTCAACAACAGCCTCCTACTCCTCCTTCTACTCCTCCTAGTGGTGGCGGGTCTTCGGGATCAGGTGGAGGATCGCAAGGCGGCGGTGGCTATGGCGGAGGATACTAAATGAGTGATAATATAGACAAACAAACGCCGAAAACTAAAGAATACTATGCAAACTATCCAGGCTTTAGAATTACCTCTGGGATAAAAATTCCTGATGGAGATTTGAAAGGTAAATACACTGATTTCTCAGTAATGACTGACGAGATTCAAGGTATCGCCTTTTATAAAGATGGATTACAGAAGTTAGTTACAAATGGAACATCCTATGAAACTGTAGGAATGAAGGTGGATGAGGGAGATTTTGCAAAAATAATCTCCGCTCCAAATGGTAACATTCTAATTGAAGCAAAAGCGGGAGACATTGAGATAAGAGCAAGAAATATAAGACTTCATGCCACCAATGATCCTGATGGTGAAATGACCATAAAGGCAACTAAACACATTTATACCAAGGCTCCTATCATTGATATTGATGGTAATCTTACAAATGTCTTAGGAAAGAAAACATTGAGTATGGGTGGTAACTTTGTAGATGAATCTGGAGGTGTGGAACTTTCATCTGGAACTCAAACAGATTCAAAACAAGGTGGTTTCTTGGGAATGGTTCTTTCATTCACCAGTAGATTCAAAGATTTCTTAGGTTAAATGGCACATACTTGTTCTATAATTAATATTGGCGATAAAGTTGTTGTAGGAGCATTGGATACATCTTTTTTGCCAGGTGTACCAAAAGTATTTCCAGGCACAGTTTCGGCTAATGGACCATGTTTCTTTGGATTAGTTCCTAATATTGGAATACCACAGGCTGCGGTCATGATCGGCCCTCCTATGAATATTCCAGCACCTACTTCTCTACAAGTTGATGGTATTTCTATTTTTAGGACAGGTATAACCAACTTCTTTACACTCAATAATTACTTTGCTTTATGCACTAAGTTTGCTCCTACAATTAGAAACTCCACGAGTATAACAAATGGTGTCTCCACTAACAATGGACTCACTATTATGAATGGTACATGTACAATCAACGCCAGCTTAAATGTATCTGCTGTTGTGACCATAGGTGGATCACTAACTGTTGGTGGTGGAATAAAATGCCCCACTATTGCTGCAGGCTTTGGTAAGTTTGGTAGTGTTGCTGCACCATTTAAGTTCTTTGATATACCACACCCAAGTAAAGAGTTCCCACATAGGTTAAGATATTCTTGTCTGGAAGGACCTGAGATAGGTGTGTATGTAAGAGGAGAGTTAAAAGGAACTAATGAGATAGAACTCCCTGACTATTGGAAAGATCTCGTAGATGAGGATAGTATTACAGTTCAGTTAACACCCATTGGATCTCATCAAAGTTTATGTTATGCTGTTGCTAAGATGAAAGATAAAGTTAGTATATTAGTTAACCCACATGGTTTTAATACACACACTATTCGTTGCAGTTATACAGTATATGCTGAACGTAAAGATGTGAAGAAACTGGTAACAGAATACGAAGGAGCTACAGAATAATGGCCTCTGATCCAAATTTAATCGCCAAAAGATTAAGAGAACAAAGAAAACAAGTAAAAGATGAGACAGTGGTTCTTAATGAACAACTGGCTCTAACTGATGTAATCATTGATGAGTATGATGATCTGATTATTAAATTAGATAATAAAATTCAACCATTGTTGCCTCCTATCAATTATCAAATTGATCAAGTACAAAAGGCATATCTTGATAGAATATCTCATGGATGTAGGAGCGATCTTACATGGCAATTACAAGAAGAGAAGGAAATGAATATTTACAATAATCCTAAGCAACAAGTAAAGGTATATCAAGTTGTAAAAGACCCATCCACATTTCAATTTCTAGGATACTTTGGCCCAAAATATTACAAATACCCAAAGAATAGAGAGTATGGATCTAATGTAGTAGAAACTATCAATGACGCAGATGCAAATGTGGGTAGTAAGATTTTGCCTATATTTGATGCTGATGCAGAAACTCTAACTGGATTTACCACAGGTAGACTTTCTGGTATCAAGACAGGAGATTTTATAACAGACTCATTATCGTATCCTTACATATTTCAAGCAGGAGCTGGAACATCTATAACTGGTTTTGGACTTACTGACTATGCCAAATACAATTATGCGGTGAGTGGATTTTGTACATCAGGTGATAATAAAATATATGGAGATCAGAGAATAGGATTTATAACTGATTTCAGTATTGGAGATGAAGTTTATGGTGCCCCAGATAGAAGTGGTAATGGAATTATAGCTGCTGGAACCACTATCATAGGGTTTGGAACTGCCGTTGGTATCGTAACTTTCGTTAACGACGCTGGTATCACTACAGGTGTAGAAGTAACTTTAGACTTTGCAACTCTAAGTAATGCAATCACTAACAACATCAATAAAGATATAGGAACATCATTCTATGTTGGAGTTGTATCATCATACTATTACGCAGACCTAAGTGCTGCTCCCAATGCTACAGGTATTAGTAGTTCTTTTATTATTATTAGGCCTGGCGATCTGACAGACATAGAGTTTGAATCTACTAAAAATCCAATAGACCCAGTAGAGATAGGTATAGCGAGAGGTGCTAATATAGGAAAAGGACATAGATTGGAATTGATCAACAATGGAGATCCAGACATTACTGCACAGTGGAGAGAGATCATTGAAGATCCAGAACCAGCTGTGGGTGCTGGTAGAGTAGAATATTATATTGGCACTACTCAGTGGCCTACTATATCAAGAAGAGATTCTGATGGGGATGTAACTACTACACACGCAACTTTAGGACAGAGAGTTATTGTGGGTGTGGGTGCAACTATTGGTGCTGGCATAGGGTACACAGGAAACCCCCCAGGCGGAAATATTCCTAGTGATTGTGGTACTTACGATACTGCAATCATTGATGCGGAAACTGAACTGCAAAATCTTATTATTGCAAACAGACCCAAAATAAATCACTATATAAATGGAGCAGACTCGTTGCGACAACTAAGAGATGACGATGAAACAAAAGCATGGGGATACCTACAGGCAATAGGGTTCAACAATGCTAAAGCTAAGAGACAATTATCACAAGCAGAAACCATAGAGGACTTTAATTGGCCTGAAGTTGGAATTACAACATGATACCAGAACATTTCTACCCATTTTGGACTGTCTATGATAGTCTAGGACAAAAGTATTGTGATTGCAGCCATGAAAAGTATGCAATCAGAACTCTAGAATTACATGAGGGTGAGGGGTTTACTTATAGGAGGATAGATGCTCCTAAACCACTGCCACCACACATTGTAGATGTAACAGCAACAACAGAAGGTGAATTGCCTGGGCAACAGGGATTACCTTCATCAGTTGAAAGATTACACGATGACATCAGAAAAAGTTTGAGGAAACCTTTTGAACCTCTACCCGAAAGTGAATTGAAAAGCATACCACATGATACATATTGATTGCCGACAAGAATTTTTAGATTGGTCTAAGTATGACTTATCGAAAGACGAGATATATGTTGTAGATTACGCCTTTCCGCCTTGGTTTGTTCACCATGTTCATGATATGGTGATGACAGGATACAACTGGTTCTGGGGACATACCAGCGGATATGCTGAAGATGGTAGAGATGTGGGTGCAGATCCTACATGGGAAGAGGCTCCAGCCTTAAAACAACAGATATTTCCTCCAGACAGAAATGATATCGCACAGGATAGTGCCTTTAAAATGATCTACAGTGCCATTATGAATACTCTACCATTTGAAGTAGAACTGGGAGAGATAATGATAAATGGACAACAGTGGATACATAATACAACGCCACATCAAGATTGCACATGTGACAACGGAATCAGTTTCTGTTATTATGTAAACAAGGAGTGGAATCCAGAGTGGGGTGGACAACTGATGTATAAATTAAATGATGAGTGGCAAGGAATAGACCCTGCCCCAGGCAGAGTTATATTTTTTAAGGGAAATATTTGGCATCATGGACTACCACCAAACGAAAAATATCGTGGACTAAGATCTAGTCTGGTATATAAAACAATGAGAACTGTGCCTTTGCCATCCAAATGAAAAAAGAACTCTTTGGAATACCTGTCTTTGAAGATAAGGTTGATGTAACTAAATTTGATATCATTCCCCGAGCTCCACTAGAACCAACATGGGATTCTGGTGTTCCTTCTACTTTTTCATCACAAAAACAAGAACTGATTCCAGATGATATATGGAGATATCTATCTGAAGTTATAGAAAGAAACTTGTACCCAGCAAATTTGATGGGAAAGAACGCAAGGTTTGGCCATATATGGAAAAATGTCTATGAAAAACATCACTATCAGGATGCTCACATACACCCTAAAAGTCAGTGGAGTTTTGTAATTTATGTTGATGTAACATCAAGAACAGCCTTCTTTAATCCTTCAATACATAATATACAGAATCATATGGGTTGCACTAATCCTTATTTTCCGTTAGACTATAAGCCTAATCTTGAGCCTGGGAGTATCATTATATTCCCATCATTCCTCATGCACATGGTTAACTCAGGCAATGAGGGATCTACAATATCTGGAAACCTTTACATGGAATACTCGTGACTGACACAAAGAAAAACAGAATGACAAAGGAGGAGTACCTCCAGAAATGCGAGGAAGTAGAAGATACTGCCTACGCTGAAAAAGGGCATCCTCAGAGTTTTGGAAACAATCTATTACTCCAAAACATTGATGCCTTCGGTAAGGAGATTGCAAAAATATCTCACTCCGTAAGGGCTCTGGAAAGAGCGGCTAGTGATGCAGAACTTAGAATCATTGGCCTTGAACATGAAATCGCATTACTATCCGAGGAGGTTGAAAATGGTAAAACGCACACACACGATAACAAAGAAGAACCCACAACATAATCAGATATGGGAATGGGAAGAGACTCCAGAACTAGCGGCATATATTGCCAAACAAACTGGCAAACAGGTGTTAAAGGATGCCCCTAAGATACCCGAATCTTAAAGATCATATATTTGAGTACGATTTATTATCTCATCAGGAATGTGATGAGATAGTATCTCATTTAGATTCTCGTGAATGGGGAGATTTCCAGTGGTATCAAGATCAGGAACAGGTTGATCTTGATAAAGAATCAAAGATGAAGTCAACCGTAGATTGCCCAGAAGCAACAAATATAATACAACCTCATATAAATGATGAGTTGTTTAGTGCCTTCCATAAAAAATATAATTATTATAATGTTGGGCCTGGAGGCGGTGGTTCATTTTGGGAAGCATGCTCAGGTATAAAATTCAATAAGTATGCTGTTGGCGATTATCTTAGTCCTCACTACGATCATATTCGTGATTTCTTT